CGGTTTTTCAACCAACAGCCTGGTCTCGTTTTACCTCACCAGGTTGGAGGGTCAGCGGCTGATCCGCCGGCACGAGGGGCGGGCCGCCGGCATCGAGATAGTTGGCGGGCGCTGGGTGGCGCCGGAGGGGTGAGCCGTGGGTAACGCCGGCGCTGCGCTTTGCCTGGTTGTGCCGCTGTTGTCGATGATTGCGGCGCTCTATGCGCTGCTGTATGCGCCCAACGAGATCGCCCGCCACCTGCAGGCGCTGCGGCGCTGGGTGGGCGGCCCGCTGCGGCGCTGGCGCTATCGTCGCTATCTGCGCTCTGCGCATTGGCGGGCGCTGCGCAAGCAGGTACTGCGGCGGGCCGGTGGGCGCTGTGAGGCGTGCGGGCGAGCGGGCCGGCTGGATGTGCATCACCTGACGTACGCGCGGCGGGGTAACGAATTGCTGGGCGATCTGCAGGCGCTGTGCCGGGATTGTCACGATAAGGCGCACGGAAATGCGAGGGGTCGCGACCCCTCGCGACCCCTCGCGACCCCCAGGCGCTATCAACGTGGCTCTACATGAGTAAATTGACGCATCAGAGGGGGTCGCGACGGTCGCGACCCCCTTGCGCAATAGAGGTGAGCGAATGAGCCAATACAACCCCGATCTGATCGCAAAAGTGGTTGCCGCGGTGCTCGAAGGCCAATCTATGAGCGCCGTAGCCCGCGAGTATCGCATTCCAAAGGGCACGGTATCGTCTTGGGTCAACCGAAACGTAGATTTAGCGCCAATTTCTGGGGCGGCAGAGGGGGGGGGTCGCGAACTTCGCGACCCAAAAAAAGAAAACCGACGCGAGCAAATCGGCGATCTGATTATCGACAACCTCGAAGCGCAACTGAATGCAACGAAGATGATGGCGATCGCCATTCAAGATGAAGACTGGATCAGAAAGCAGCCAGCTTCCGAGATCGCTGTTCTCTTCGGCGTCATCTCGGATAAAACGTTCAGGATACTTGAAGCGCTTCCCGACGACGAAGAGGAAGAGGAGGAGTAAGCGCCGGCTTTCCTTCCGCACGTTTATCCGCCGCGTCAACCCGCGCTATCAGTTCTACCGCCACACGGAAGTGCTGATCGACGTGCTGCAGGCGGTGGCGGACGATCGGGTCAAGCGCCTGATGGTCTTCTGGCCGCCACGTCACAGCAAGAGCGAGACGGTCAGCCGGCTGTTTAGCGCCTACTACCTCTATCGCCACCCGGAGCGCTTTGTCGGCCTGGCGTCCTACGGGGCGGATCTGGCCTACACGCTGAGCCGCAACGCACGAGAATATTATCGAGCGAGCGGCGAACCGTTGGCGGTGGAAGGCGTCGAAAACTGGGAGACGGGCGAGGGCGGCGGTTTGTGGGCGGCAGGCGTCGGCGGCCCAGCTACGGGAAAGGGTTTTCACTGCCTGCCGGGCGACTCCCTTATTGTTACGGAATATGGTACAATGACAATTGAAACCCTTTGCCGGTCAAGGGGTCTTTTACCGAGGATATTGTCATATGACCACAACAAGCAAGAAACAGAATGGCGGCGAATCGTCGCTACTGCCATTCAACCCGGAAAGCCTCTTGTCGAAGTCTCGTTCTCTGGTGGGGGTCGAATGCGTTGCACTGCCGACCACCTTGTCTATATCGTTGAGCGGGGCTACAGGCAGGCCGGTGCTCTTGTACCAGGGGAAACCGTTATTCAAGTCTCGCCACTTCAAGACGTGCCTGATTTGCGGAACGAAAACAGGGCGCAATGCTCTGTGCGATGCCTGCGTTCGCGAGGTGAAGGATATTCGGTATCGGGTGGTCTGCGCATTTTGCGAAAAGGAATTCACCAGAAGCCGGTACGCAGTAGAAAAGTCACTAAGCATGGGAAGCACGGAACTTTACTGCTCGGTAGAATGCAGCCAAAGCCATCACGCCGTGAAGAATCACCGTCTATGTCAAGATTGCGGCGCCTTAACCGCAACCAAAACAAGCCGATACTGCGCGGAGTGCAACAGGCGACGCAGGGAAAACACAAGAGTGTTGGGAAATCGGGAATGTCCGTTTTGCGGGAAAGAGTTTCGCCCGACATCCCACAAGACGAAGTATTGCTCGAACGAGTGTGCGGACTTCGGCCATTCCCTTCGGATGCGCGGCAAGAACAACAGCAATTACAAGGACGGGCAAAGTTACGCGGAATGGTTCAAGAGGATGCGCCCGCTTATCCTGGAGCGAGACGAACACAAGTGCGCCGTTTGCGGAGCCGAGAATGTTCGACAAACGGTGAATCGACAGGGCGGCGTACAGGTTCGCTCTACATTGGTTATTCACCATATCGATCAGAAACCAGCAAACAATGTGGCTTCCAACCTGATTACACTATGCCAGGGGTGTCACGTGACATTCCACAAAACCGGGACTGGGAAATCGGCACTATTTCCACAGTTACAAGACTTGGCATCGCAACGAAGTTCGTCTATGACCTCCAAGTTGAAGGAAATAGCAACTTCTTTGCAGATGGCGTACTCGTGCACAACTGCGGAATTGTCGACGATCCCCTGAAGAACGCAGAAGAAGCGGCGTCGGCGACGATACGCGAGAAGCAGAAGGATTGGTGGCGCTCGACTTTCTACACCAGGCAGGAGCCGGACGCGGCGATCATCGTCATTCAGACCCGTTGGAACGAAGACGATCTGGCCGGGTGGCTGCTGTCCGAGGAGGCGACCGGCGACGACGAACCGGAGCGCTGGCATGTCGTGTCGATGCCCGCCATCTATGGCGAAGATGAGCTGCTCGAATTCCCTGACACCTGCACGGTGGAAGCGGATTGGCGCAAACCAGGGGAGGCGCTATGTCCAGAAAGATACCCGATAGCCAAACTGCGCAAGTATCAGCGGCGGCTGGGCGGCTACTTCTGGGGCGCACTCTTCCAGCAACACCCGCGGCCCCGCGCCGGGACTATGTTTCAGCGAGAATGGTTCTCAATTGTGGATGCTGCGCCGGCGGACGCCAAGCGCGTGCGCTACTGGGACAAGGCTGGCACCAAGGACGGCGGCAAGGCAACGGCGGGAGTGCTGATCGCACGCGACGCCGACGGCGTGGTCTACGTCGAGCATGTGGTGCGTGGTCAGTACAGCGCCCTGGAGCGCGAGAAGGTTATCCGGCAGACAGCGGAGGCCGACGCGGCGCGCTACGGCAGGGTGCTGGTGTGGATGGAACAAGAGCCGGGATCGGGCGGCAAGGAAAGCGCAGAGGCGACTGTGCGCAACCTGGCCGGCTTTCGTGTTTACAAGGAAACGGTAAGCGGCGACAAGGCGACGCGCGCCGAACCGTTTGCGGCCCAGTGCGCAGGGTCAAACGTGCGGCTGGTGCGTGGGCCGTGGAATAGCAATTATCTGGATGAATTGACGGCCTTTCCGCACGGCGTATTTTCGGATCAGGTGGACGCCAGCGCCGGCGGATACAACAAGTTGGCGTCTGCCAAAAAGGTAGCAAAGGTGAGATAGATGAACAAGAAGACGATCAGCACAAGCAGGCTGCGCCGGCTGCGGGTGCAGAGCACGTTGGGTGACCGCTACCAGATGGCACAGCGGCTGGCGCTGCCGTTTGGTGGCGATAAGCGCCGCGACATCTACGAGGCGGCCGGCTACGACAAGGCCATCGACTATCAGCAGTATCTAGCGCGCTACCTACGTCAGGACGTGGCGCGGCGCATCGTCAACCTGGTGGCCGGCGAGACCTGGCGCATGACGCCGTCGGTGCTTGACGGCCTCGACGAGGCGACAGGGAAGGACGACACGCCATTTACGGCGGAGTGGGTGCGAGTCGCCCAGGGCGGCGCCGACGATGCCGAGACCAAGCGCGGGCTGGCCCACTACCTGGCCAGGCTGGACCAGATCAGCGGTATCGGCCAGTACGGCGTGCTCTATCTGGGCCTCGCCGACGGCAGGGCGCCGGAGGAGCCAGCCGAGGCCGGCAGCCTGGCGGACGCCAACGGACTCATGTTTGCCAGCGTCTTCGACGAGGGGTCGGCAAAGGTCATGCTCTACGAGACGGATCGCCAGTCGCCGCGCTACGGGCGGCCGCTGCGCTATCAGCTCACAGACCGCAACGAATCCGGCAGCCTCACGACCTTCGATGCGCACTGGACCCGCTGCGTCCATGTGGCGGACAACGTGCTCACCAGCGACCTGCTTGGATCGCCGCGGCTGGAGGCGGCGTGGAATCGGCTGATCGACCTAGAGAAGGTCATGGCGGCAACCGGTGAGGGCGGCTGGACCCAGATGCAGCCGGGATACATCTTCTCGACAAAGGATGGCTACGAGGCGGACGACTTCGGCGCGGACGAGCGCGAGGCGCAGATGGACGAATTTGTCCACGGCCTGCGCCGCTTCCTAGAGATGAACGGCTACGAGACAACCACGCTGGCCGGCAGTCTGCAGGACCCCACCGGCGCCGTCGACAACATTCTCAAGCTCATCGCCGCTGCGACCGGTATCCCCATGCGCAAACTGGTGGGCAGCGAGCGGGGCGAACTGGCCAGCAGCCAGGATGACGACAACTGGATCGACATTATCGAGGCGCGCCAGCAGCAGCATGTAGGGCCGGCTATCATTCAGCCTACGATCAACCGGTTGCTGTGGCTGGGCGTGCTGCCGATGCCGGCCGCCGGCGCATACTCGATCTGGTGGCCGTCGCTGCGCCAGAAGAATCCATCGCAGCAGGCGGAGATCGCCGACCGCAACGCCAGCGCGTTGCAGAAGGTCAGAGCGAAGGTTGCCCCGCGCAAGTTTGCACAGACCTACCTGCCCGATCTGCCGGAGGATGCAATCGACGAGGAGCCGGAAGCGCCGGCGCCGACTGTGCTGCCGGCGGCGATGGGCAAGACGGGCGAGACGGACAGCATGGACGAAAACGACGACGCCGGCGACCAGGCGAAAGGAGGTGGGCTGGCGGATAACGCGGCCCGGCCCTTTCGTCGCTGGGCGAACTATCCGTAGCAACGTGTTGATCCTCCAACTTGACCCGGACGACCCGGACGCCGAGGCGGAAGAAATTGCACGGCTGGCAGCGCAGAATCAGGCGGCCATTGAGAACGCGCTACAGGCGCAACTGGCGCAGGTGGCCACCGCCGAGGACACTCTTCAGCTTCAGCGCATCGCCGACGCGCTGCCGGAGAATGATCTGCGCCTGGCGCTGGAGACGCTGCTGCGCGAGTCGGCGGGGCGGGGCGTGCGCGTCACCGCTGAGAAATTGTCCCAGTTGGCACTGGGCGTCAACTGGCAACTGTCAAACGAGGCGGCGCGGGTCTGGGCGCAAAACTACAGCTATGAGCTTGTCTCGCTTCTGACCGAGAACACGCGGGCGATGCTGGCCGACGCCGTCGCGGCATGGATCGAAAGCGGGGAGCCGCTCGGTACACTGATCGACGACGTGGCGCGCATCTTCGGCCCAGCTCGCGCCGAGGCGATTGCGGTGACCGAGGCGACGCGGGCGTATGCCGAGGGCAGCTTCACCCTCTACGAGCAGGCGGGATTCAACACGCGCCCACCGGAAGCGGACAGACCGCCGGCCCACGTTCGCTGCAGATGCTGGGTTTCGTTGGCGGAGACGGCGCCGGGCACGTGGGAATATCTCTGGTTGACCGCGCAGGATGAATTGGTATGTCCAGTCTGTGCACCGCGGCATCTCGCGTCAATCGGTTTTGCAGGGAGGCGATAGCGATGGAAGACATAGCCACCGGCGTCACGCCGGCCATGGATAGCACGCCGGCCGGCGATCCGTTTGTGCAGCAGTTGATCGCCGAAAACGAGCGGCTGCGTGTTCGTAACGCGACGTTGGAGCGGCGGCTGGCGTACTTCGACGTCACGGTACAGCGCATCGCGGCGGTCGTGCGCGAGGCGCAGGGCGCCAAGGGGGTGCACGGCTGATGGAGATCATCATCACGACGAACGCCAACCAGGTTGCCGACGAACTGGCGCGGCACGGCGCCAACATCCTGGACATCCTGCAGGGGCCGCTCGACCGCGGCGCGTTTCGCATCGAGGCGGGCATGAAGGTCTACCCGGCGGCGCGGTCCGAGTCACGTTATCGGCGCACGGGTACGCTGGGCCGGCGCTGGACAACGCGCCGCATCAGCGCGCCGGGCATGGCAGGCCGAGAGGTGGGCAACAACACGGAGTATGCGCCGTGGGTGCAGTCGAGCGAGTTGCAGGCGTACATGCATCGCGGCGTCTGGCAGACTGACGAGGACGTGATCCGCCGCGAGGCGCCCGGCATCGTGCGCGATGTGGAATCGACGCTGGCGGGCGCACTGGAGGCGTGGTGACGACACAGCAGGGCGACGTGCTGACCATCGGCGACGGCGACAGCGAGCAGCCCGTGCTATTGCAGCCACCACCGCGCCTGCAGCGCTTCGTCCAGCGCGTGGCTAGATTGCAGCCCGGCAAGTATGTGTTGACGCTGACCATTGCGCAGGAACGGGCATTCTGGACGATCCAGGAGATGGGAGGGTTGGAGCGGTGAGGACAAGCGACGATTACGCGGCGTGCATGCACGTCTACCCGTCGGGCATGGCCCGGCGCGCCAGCGTCCTGGCCACCGGGATTTGCGATATCGACGAGGCGGAGCGGCGTCTGCGCACCGACTATGCGGCGGCCATCGCGCCGGGCGACTGGCCGGCGCTGTGCGAGCGGATGGCGGCGAATCCGCCAGCGCGCTGGCGACCGGTGGTGACGGCATAGCACGGATGTGCTATGCTGGGTTTTGCGCATGACAATCGTACTGGTGGCGCTACTGGCGTGATGGCTGAGGCCTCGTGGTTGCGGCCGCAGTCGCACAGAGCGCAAGCGCAAGAGGGCCTTTCATCAACGTCGACGAGCGGCCCTCTTGCTTTCTTGGATGAATTTTCGCGTAACCCCTTGACGGCATTCGCACATGTGTGCTAATCTCGTAGTTGCGTGGCTCGCCGTGGCCGGCCCCAAAACCGGCCTATCGGGGGACGGTGGGTCACGCAAAATCTAATAGCAACGCCCGCCGCGGCTGATAGATGGCCATGGCGCAGGCGCCCATAATCGCACAGCAGATTGCGAAGACGGCGCAGGGAGGTGGTGACACGGTGTCACCACCTCCCTGCGCCGTCTTTTTTGTTTCTGAGGCATGGCATGACTGCAACGCTCGTACATCACAAGGCGACATTATCCGCCAACAAGCTGATCCGGACCACGATGGACGGGCGAGATTATGCCGTGGTGCCCATCGTCGCCCTCGTCGCCGGCGTGGTCAATGGCGAGTTGGTCACCGCTGACGAACTTTCCGCGTTCGTGGCGGCATGGAACGGACGCCCAGTGCCACTGCGCCACCCGCAGGATGCCAGCGGCCCGATCTCTGCCAACAGCCCCAGTGTCATCGAAGGGTGCGTCGTCGGCCAGGTCTTCAAAATGGCCATGGACGGCGACCGGCTGCGCGGCGAGATGTGGCTCGACGTGGCGAAGTGCGAGCGGCTGGGCGGCGATGCGCTGACGACATTGCAGCGGCTGGAGCAGGGCGAGGTCGTCGAGGTCTCCACCGCCTATTTCTGCGACATCGAGCAGGCGGCGGGTGAGTTCAAGGGCCAGGCGTACACCGGGATACAGCGCAATCTGCGCCCGGATCACGTGGCGCTGCTGCCGGATGAGATCGGGGCCTGTTCTGTGGCCAAGGGCTGCGGGGCGGGGCGCACGAACCGCCTGCGCGCCAACGCCGATCCCGACTTCTCCCAGTCAATCATGGTGGCATTCTACCTGCGACCCGATGACGCCGCGGCGCTGGCGCTGGCCGCCGATGCCCTGCCCGCCGGCAGCGAGGCGCAGCCGGCCAGCGACATGCACATCACGTTGGCGTATCTGGGCGAAATCCAGGATGCGGAAATCGAGTTCAACCGGGTGGCCGAACTACTTGCCAACTACGCGGGTGACCGCGTCGTTGTGCCGGCGGAGATCTCCGGCTATGGGCGCTTTGCCGGCGCCGAGGGCGACATGGATGCGGTGTTTGCACTCGTCGATTCTGAAGCGCTGCATCAGTTTCGCTTCTGGTTGGCCGACTATCTGGAGTGGGACCTGGGCGCCGATGTAAGCCGGCGCTGGGGCTTCATTCCGCACGTGACGCTGGGCTATGTGCCGTCTGGCGCCGCGGTCGAACTGCCGCCGATGGCAGCCAGGCAGAGCATAACGCTCGACCGCTTGGCGCTCAGCTGGGGCGAGTTGACTATCGAGTTTTCACTTCAAGGCGCCGTCCGCGACGCCGAATCAGTTATCGCAAATCGTTGTAGTTGTTCGGGAGGAAATATGAACGAACAGGAGAAGAAAGCCAAGGCGACCAAGGCAGCCGATCCGGCGCTGGCCGCCAACGAAGAAGGGGCGCAGGACGTCGCTCAGCAGGCGGTCGTCGAGGGCGCTGCGGAGCTTGCACTGCCGGAACTGCCGGCGGAACTGACCGAACTGGCGGCGGCACTGCGCGAGTTTGGCGGCGTCGGTGCGTTGATGGACGCCGTACGCGGCATCAAGGCCAACAGCGACCGCCAGAAGGCGCAGATCGTCGGGCGGCTGGCGGCCAACAATCGCTGCGCATTCAGCAAGGCGGAGCTTGAGGCCATGGGCCTTGACTCGCTCGTCAAGCTGGAGGCGAGCATCGCACCGGTGGGCCAGACCTACGTCGGGCGCAACGGGGCCAACGTGGCGGCCAACATGGACGGCGGGCTGCGCGCCTACAAGGGCGCTGCGAAGCAGGCTGACGCTGCCCAGACCGAAGTCAAGCAGTAAGGGGAGGGAAACAACACATGGCAAGCAGCACTCCACACACAATCTTGCTCCAGGTCAATGGTCTAGAGCGGCCCGTCTTCGAGAAGCTGGCGGGCGCAGCCACGATCAAGCCTGGTCACCTGCTCGTAACCAATGGCGCCGATGTGGTCATCAACCCGACGGCGAAGGCCGCCCTGGTGCGCATGGTGGCCATCGAGCACGGTTTCCGCAACACCACCGGCACCACGCTGAACATCGAGACGGCCTATGCCGACAACGACACGGTGCCGTTCGTCTATCCGCAGGCGGGCGACCTGGTCTACATGGTGCTTGAGAGCGGCGAGAACGTGGCCGCCGGTGCCGCGCTGGAAGCGGCAGACGCCGGCGAATTGCAGGCATTCACCGACGGGTTTGTCATCGGCCACGCGGAAGAGGCGTGCAACGCCGCCGGCGCAGCAACCCGCATCAAAGTGCGGATCGGGTAAGGGAGAAACAAGAACATGAACGACATTCAGATCGTCAACGCATACACCGACGGCGCAAAGACGTTGCGCGGCAGTTTCAACCCGGCTGACCCGGACATCAAGGTCAACGGCCGCGGCCAGTTCGTGCGCGTCAACCATGCTGGCGAACCGGCATTGGTGGTCAACTCGCTGCTGACTGAAGACGAGTGGGCCGAGGTCGAAAGCCAGGTGCTGGCTGCAGCCCGCTATCCTCTGCGCGTGGTCAACGACTTCCGCGCCCGGGGGCTGGTCTCTCGCCTGGGCGGCGTGGGCAGCCTTGAGGCGCGCTGGTACACCTCCAGCGAAATCACCGCAGCCACGGTCAACATGACGGGCCGCGGGCGCGCCGAGCGGGATATGCCCGAAATGCTGCAGAGCGGCGTCCCCGTGCCGGTCATCTTCAAGGAATTCGCCATCGACTGGCGCACCCTGGAGGCGAGCCGGCGCCTGGGCGACGGTCTGGACATGACCGGTCTGATCGAAGCCACGCGCGTGGTAGCCGAGGGCTACGAGGGCATCGTCGCCGGCGGCAACACGGCCGTGACGCTCAACGGGCGGCCCATCTATGGCCTGCGCACGCATCCCAACCGCAACACCGACACTGCTGCGAATTACGGCGGCGGTGACTGGGGTACGCTCTCCAACATCGTGCCCACCATTGCGGGAATGGTCAACGCCGCCAACGGCCAGTATAACTACGGGCCGTTTCAGGTGTACGTGAGCCAGACGCAGTACAACCAGGCTGCACTGAGCTACTTCACCGACGGCAGTGGCGACACTGGTCTGAGCCGCATCGCCGAACTGGCGATGATCGCCGGCGTGTCGAGTCTGCCGGCCACCACACTGGCCGACGGCGAAATCCTGCTCCTGCAGATGACCCCAGAGTACATGGAGTTGGCCGAGGCCATCGGCATGCAGGTGCGTGAGTGGTCCACCGCCGACGGCACCGAGAGCATCTTCAAAGTGATGGTCATCGGCACGCCGAAGATCAAGGCTCGCTACGGCAACCAGACGGGCATCGTTCACGCCACCGGCGCATAAGGGGGTCTCATGGCGAACAAAAGTTCGGCTGACCTGAAAGCGCAGTTTGCGGGCACCGACCCGGCCGATCACAACACTGACCTGGTCGACTCGCTGGGCACCACGGTGGATGCGTCCGCCACAGTCAAGGGTAAGGTAGAACTGGCGACCAGCGCGGAAACCATCACGGGGACAGATGACGCGCGGGCGGTGACGCCGGCGGGTCTTGCTGCGCTGACGACATCGGCCACGCGTAGCGGTCTGGTGGAACTGGCGACCGACGCCGAAGCGAAAACCGGGACCGATACGGCCAGGGCTGTAACGGCGGCCAACGTGCGCGCCGTGTTGACCAGCCTGAAGACTATCTCTTTCAACGGCAAGAACGGCGCCGGCGCAATCTCGGCTGTCGGCGCCGTGGTCGGCGACAAGGTGATCGACGTGTTCGGCATCACCACGGGGGCGCTCGGTTCGGTCGACACGCTCTATGAGACAACCATCACGGTCGCCGACCAGATTCAGCAGGTCTCGGCAAGTGACTTGTCCACCAAGATCTACGTCGCCTTGCTGTTGGCGGTGGCGTAATGGCAACGTGGCGCGTGCGCCCCGGCTTCACCTTCGGCGCGTTCAACCAGTTCGGCCCCGGCGCGCTGGTTGAACTGTCCGAGTTTGAAGCCGGCGGCTTCCTGGACAAACTGGAGTTGGTCGCGCCAGCGCCGCCCGCTGAGCCGATAACGATCAGCGGCTCAGCTGTAGTTGGCGGTGACGCGCTGCCTCCGATCTGGCTCGACTTCGGCGACCTGTCCAAGCACATGAATATGGTGCGCCTGCTCATCGCCAACGGCTACGACACGCCGGCGGCTGTGCAGATGGCCAGCGATGAAGAGCTGATCGCCGTCAAGGGCATCGGGCCAAAGGCGCTGGGCGCGCTGCGTGCGGTGCTGGGGAGCGGCTGAGTATGGCGACGGTGGCGAACGTCACGACGGTGGTCACGGAGCGCTGCTCGGCATACCTGGCGAAAGCCAGGGCATTGTCGGGCAGCGGCAGCATTCCAGACATCGCCCAGGCCATCGGCTGGGGCGTGCGCATGCTGGGCTATACGACTGCCGGCTTGACGACCGTCACCGACGGCGAGGTGGGCGCGGTGTCCAGCGACAAGCTGGACGCGCTGTGCGACCTGGCCGAACTCCGCACGTTGGAGAGCGTCCAGACCAACCTGACGGCCGTCAACGTGACGGCGGGGCCGCTGCAGGAGGACCTGGGCAGCCTGGCCGAGCGGCTAGGCGAGATCGTGACAGAGCGGCGCAAGAACATTGCGGCGCGTTACAGCACCTGGCTGGCCGCCCCTCTGACCGATGAAGCGCCCAAGCGGGCGTCGCTGCGGGTGCTCTGATGCTCTCGCTGCTGACAACCTCCACCTGCACGATCAAGCGGGCCGCCATCACCTCGGGCGCACGCAACCCGGCCACGGCGCCGACGGTGCTGAGCGGCCTGGCCTGCACGGCGCCGACGGTGGCGGATGTGAGCAGCCTGGGCGCGTACGTGCAAGACGGGGCAATCCAGTCGGTGAGCCAGGTCATGGAGACCGTCATCACGGGTGCGCAGGACATTCGACCGAATGACCTGGCGGTGATCGCCGGCGTCACCTACCTGGTGATCGCCGTGGCGCCCTGGCCGACGATTCCGGGCACGCACGTGACGATGGAGCGAGTGCTGCAATGACGGTCGCCAGCCGCGACCCTGTGCGCAAGGCCATCGCCAGCGGCCTGGCTGCCACCGGCGTCATGCCGACGGCGAAGGGCAACATCTACGCCTATATGAAGTCGGGCTTTGCCGGCGTATCGCCGGTGGTGCGGGTGCTGTCGGCTGGTTCGCTGCGGCCCAGGGACCGCCAGCACGGCAAACCGAGCACTTTCTACTACACGGTGCAACTGTGGGTGCTCTACTTCGAGCGGGGCGACGGCGCGCAGCAGGCCGCCGCCGAGGACACGCTCGACGCGCTCGAGGCTGAGCTCGTCGCCTGGCTGGGCGATCTAACCGTGCGCAGCAAGCCGGGCACGTGGCGAGATCTGGGTTGGTTGCAGTCCAGCCGGGTCGACGTGCGGCAGGTGGCAGGACACACGTACATCGTCGAAGATATCCTGATCGAAGTGAGTGTAGACGGGTAAACATGGCACGCAAAGAGCAAGAGGAAGCAACAGAAAAAGCAAGCAACGGCACTGTGACGGCGCAAGCGTCGCCGTTGCGCTATGTCGGCGATGGCGAGTACATCTATGGCGTCCCAGCGCGCAATCTCAGCGCGGCAGAGGCAGCCATGTACGGCACAACCATCACGGCGACGGCGGCAGCCACGGGGCGCGTGCTTTACGCGCCGATGGAACGGGAGGAATAACACATGGCATCGGTATACGGGACGGCACCCTACAACGTGGTGCAACTGGGCAAGGAAACAACGCCCGGCACGGCGGTGGCAGCCACGACCATCTGGCGCGGGCCATTTGGCTCGCCCGAAGACACGCGCATCCGCAAAATCAAGGAAGAGGACGTCGGCTACCTGGTGCCGGCAGAACTCAGCTACGACACCCGCCTGGGCGCAACGCTGCCTATGCCGGCCAGCGAGCTGACCTTCGAGCAGCTGCCGCACATTCTGGAGGCGGCCATCCTGACCGCCACGCCGGGCGCCGGGCCAGGCTACAGCCGGGCGTATGCGTTCCCGACGACCACCAGTCGCACCATCAAGACGTACACGCTCGAGGCCGGCAATCGCCTGGTCGCCACCGACCATGCCGAGTTTCCGTACTCGTTTGTCTCGGAGTTCGAGTTGTCCGGCAAGGCTGATGAGGCGTGGATGATGGCGGCCACGTGGCAGGCGCAGCGCTGGATCAACAGCACCCTGACCGCCGCGCTATCGATCCCGACTGTGGAGCCGGCCCTCTTCGGCTACACCAAGCTCTACGTCAACGACAGCGGCGGGACCATCGGCACGACGCAGATCAGCGGCAAGCTGCTGGAGGCGACCATCAAGGTGATGACGGGCGTCCAGTACGTGCCCGCTGGCGACGGGACCCTCTACCCGACTGCGCACAAGTTCGTCAAGCCAGAAATCACGTTCACCATGGCCTACGAACTCGAAGAGGACGGCGGCGTCTCGTTCGTTGCGGCTGAGCGCGCCAAGTGGGTGGCTAAAGCCGGCCGCCTGATCCGGCTGCACACTCCAGGCAGCGGCGCGACGAAGGATGTCAAGCTGGACCTCTTCGCCATCTATGACAAGTTCGGCGCCTACGAAAACAGCGACGGAAACATTTCGGTCAAGGTCGAGGGTCATTGCGGCTACTCGTCGACCGACGCGCTCTTCTTCACGGCGACTGTGCTCAACGCTCTGGCCACACTGCCGTAAGGGGACTCTATGGGATTTTTCAGCCAGCAACAGCAGCAGGAGACCGTGCGCATCGACGGCGAGAACACCGTCACGGTGCGCCGGCTCGCCTACGGCGAAGCGCAGGAAGTGCTGTCACGCTCGACGGTCATGGACCTGATTACGAAAGATGCCCGCTTCGACTTCGCCAAGAACCAGGTACTCAAGTTACATGCAGCCATCGTCGCCTGGGACGGGCCAGGCTTCGAAGGCCGGCCCGTCACGCTCGAAAACATCGAGGCGCTGCCGGCAGAGGTGGGCGCGCTGATCGCCGAGGCCGTGGAACGGGTCAACAAGCGCATGACGGAGACGGAGCAAAAAAACTCGCCCGCGCCTACGAGCACATGATCATGCATGGCATAGCGACGCCGGTCGAGAGCCGCTATGCCATCGACATCCAGATCATGCGGCACATGCAATGGAGTTGGCGCGAGTTGCTGGAGGCGCCGGCGGACCTGGTGGAAGAGATTGCATTTCGGATGGCGCAGGAAAGCAAGTGGTCAGCAGAACGCAGAAAACTAGACGAGGCAATGAGGTAGTCTGTGCCGCTAGACGAACATGTGTTGCAGGCGTTGGCGGGTGCGTCGAAATTCAGCACTGCACAACTTGACCGCATTGCCAACGGCGCACTTGGTGCACCTCTGGCAAATATCTCGAACGCGTCAATTCCAGAGCGCCAAGCGCAGGACATGATCGGCTATGCAAAGCAATATGACCTGTTGCGCGAGTTGGCGGCAGCGTTCCTCTACACCGGAGCCGACAGGCCCGGCCTACAGAATCTTTTACTTGGCGAAAACATGACGATAGCAAGCGGTGGCGACCGGGTCACTAACGAAAATTACATCATGCTGCGCATCGAGAGCAAGGTTGACAATATCTCGCTGCGCCTTGACAACTTCGAGCAACGGATACGCACGATCGAGGCAGTGCAGGCAACGCAGGCAACGCAGGCAACGCAGCGACCGATGACGACAATGGACAGATTGTTTCTGTTATCTCTGGCGATTGTTGTAGTCGGCATGTTTGCGTACAACATCCTGGGCATGGGCGCAAGATGACTGAGTTGGAGATCTTCCGCATGGCTTGTTACGTCGTCAGCACGATAGCGGCAGGTAGATTATTTCTAAAGAGTTGGCACGAGCGCATGATGCCGGCGACGTTACTATTTGGAAGTTTGATGCTGCTGTATGTCTGGTACATGGTCGAAATTACGCTGGCGTCAACCGGCGTCAACACGAGAGAATATCGCGTCATCGGTACACCGATGGTCGTGCTTGTTGCGTCGGCGTTGGTGTGGTGGTCGTTTCGCTGGACCAGCGTCAACAAATAGGTCAACTCCATGTCTGACGTAACGATTGTCATCAAGGCACAAAACCAGGCGCAGGCAGCGATGCAGGCCGTCAAGGGCGACCTGGAGCAGATCGGGCGCACTGCCGGCGGGCTGAAACAGCAACTCGCCAACGCTGCGGCGGAAATGCGCAACGTCGGCATGGGGCTGACGGCGGGCGTCACGCTGCCCATTGTCGGCATCGCCGCAGCGGCCGTCAACAGCGCGGCGCAGTTCGAGCAGTCGCTGAACGTCATGCAGCAGGTCAGCGGCGCGACCGAGGCGCAGATGGCGTCGATGCAGGCGCAGGCGCTCCAGCTAGGCGCCGAGACGGCGTTCAGCGCAGGCGAGGCCGCAGCCGGCATGCTCGAACTGGCGAAGGCCGGCCTGGACACCGACCAGGTGATGGCGGCCATAGGCGGCACGATGGACCTGGCGGCCGCAGGCAACCTGGGGTTAGCACAGGCCGCGGAGATCGCCGCCAATGCCGTGAACACCTTCGGCCTCGACGCCACCCAGACGGTGGATGTCGCCAACATGCTAGCGGCGGCCGCCAATGCCAGCAGCGTCGAAGTGACTGACCTGGCCTCCGGCATGCAGATGGCCGGCTCCGTGTTTGCCTCCAGCGGGCAAGACATTGACGTCCTGACCACCGCGCTGGCGCTGATGGGCAACGCGGGCATCAAGGGATCGGACGCCGGCACCAGCCTGAAGACAATGCTCATGCGGCTGACGGCGCCGACCAAAGAAGCCCGCGCTATGATGGATCAGTTAAATGTGAGCATGTACAACCTGGACGGCTCTACCCGGGATCTGCCTGACGTCATGGCGGACCTGCAGGCGTCGATGGCTGGAGCGACGGACGAGGCGCGCCAGAACGCGCTCACCACCATTTTCGGCGCCGATGCCATTCGGGCGGTCAACGTGCTTTTGGCCAAGGGTCCGGCCGGCTGGAAGGCCATGTCAAAAGCAGTTAGCGCGCAAGGCGCTGCGTCCGAGGTGGCGAACGCGCGCATGAGCGGCATGGCCGGCGCCATCGAGTACGCCAAGGGCAGCCTCGACAGCTTTCTGATTGGCGGCGCGCTGCCCTTCCTCGACACAATGTCGGGAGTTGTGCGCCAGGCGGCTGACGCTCTCACCTGGTTCGGCGAACTCGATGTTGGCATACGCAACGCCGCAATGGCCTTCACGGCCGTGCTGGCAGCGGCCGGGCCGGTGCTGTTGGCGTTCTCCGGTATCGCCGCCGCCGTCGGCTTTCTTGTGTCGCCGATTGGCCTGGTGGTGGTCGGCCTGGGCGCCCTGGCCGCGGCGTGGACCACGAATTTTGGCGGCATCCAGGAGATCACAGCGCAGGCGTTCAGAGTCATTCAGCCATATCTGGATGATGCCAGGGAGTTCCTCGATGCGGAGATCCCGCGCGCGCTGTCTGCGCTGCAGGGCGCATGGGACAGCACCTGGCGTGCCGTGCAGGGCGCGCTGGGGACGGCCTGGGGAATTATTCAGCCTTATTTGCAATCTGCCTACGACTGGTTCCAGACGGCCGGGCCGGGTGCGCTGAAGGTTATGCAGGGCGCCTGGGATGCGACCTGGGCGGCGCTCCAGACGGCGGTCGACACGACGTGGGCGGTCATTGGTCCCTATCTGCAAGGCGCACTGACCTGGTTTCAGACGGATGGACCCGAAGCCCTAACATCGTTTCAGGGCACGTGGGAGACCACCTGGAGCGGGCTGCAGGCCGCCGTCGACACCGGCTGGGCGGCAGTGCAGGAGAGCCTCTCCGGTGCGCTGACCTGGTTCCAGACGGATGGACCGGATGCACTGACGGCGTTTCAGACAGCGTGGGATGCGGCTTGGAACGGGCTGCAGGCGGCGGCTAGCGCGGCCTGGACGCAGCTGGAGGCGCTCCTCACCCCGGCTCTCACGCGCCTGCAGGAAGCCTTCGCCAAGGCGCAAGCCGACGTGGGCGCGCTGGGTCCGAAGTTCGACGGCCTGGTGGCAGCCGTACAAAACATGTGGACTGCCGTGCAGCCGGTGCTGGCAGCCTTCGCTATGTTCGTGGCCGGCACGATCGCTGTCGTGTCCGTGCTTGGCGTCAATCTGTTGGCGCAGACGTTTAATGCCCTTGGCTCGGTGGTGAGTACGGTGTTCGACCAGATAACGCTGACCATCAATACCTTTTCGGCGCTGGTGGGCGAGTCGGTAACGCTCATCAAGGCGATTCTGGAGGGGGATTGGAAGACGGCGTGGGACAGCGCCAAAGGCATCGTGGAGACGTTCAAGACGTTTTTTGAGGAGACGTTCAACAATCTCAAGTCACTGGCCGAAACCACCTTCGGCGCTATCTACAAGGCCGTCAACGACTCGCTGAACGACTTGAACGTCGACGGGCAAGGCATTTTGACTGGTATCCAAGTGTGGTGGGACGGTATCTGGCTGGCGCTCTCCGAAAAGGTCAAGCCGGTATCGGATGCCGTAGCGTCAGCGCAAGCTGCACTGACGGGTTTCCAGGAGTGGATTGCAGGTTTCACGCTACCGGATGCGTTGGCGGGCTGGTCATTCCTTGACCTGAAGAACTGGACATGGCCAGAGTTCCCGGCGATCCCCGACATTGTGAAATCGCTGCTTGCGTGGGGGTGGCCTGCGTTCCCGGCGTTTCCAGCCGTTTTGAGTACGCTGCTTGCGTGGGGGTGGCCGAAGTTCCCCGAAGTTCCCGACTGGTTGGAGCGCCTGATGGCGTGGCGGTGGCCAACTCCGCCTGCCATCCTCGAAAGCGCGCAAAGCGCGGCGCAAGGCGCAATGGATGCGGCCGGTGGTGTCGTGGGTGCGATTGGCGACGCTCTCAATGGGCCAGGAAACAAGCAACTCGGCACGTCCTACTATGCCGGCGGGCCGACATGGGTCGGCGAGGCCGGCCGTGAATTGCTCATTCCGCCGCGCGGGTCGCAGATTATCCCAAACCGCTCAGCCGAGAAGCTGGCCGGCGCAGTGGCCGGCGCAGTGGACCGGGTAGCCGTGACCGTGCAGCAGATGATCGTGCGCGACGACAAGGACGTGTACGCACTGGCATATCAGGTGGCCGAAATTCTAGCGAGGGGATAATGGCAAACGCGCTAAGCATCACGGACGGCACGACGACTATCAGCCTGTCCTCCAGCGGCTGCCTTCTCACTCGATATGTACCAACGGCGCCAGACCTCGACGCGGACGGCAATTATCGCCCCATCACCGAAGCGGCTGAATTTTTCATCTCCGATAGCAGCGCCGCCAACGTGCAAGCCAAGATCGGTTCAATCGAACGTCTGCTGCAAGACGCCGTACGGGCGCAAAGCGGGCTATGTGCGCCGGTCTACTTGCAGTTTCAGACCGGTGCAGACGCTGCTGCATGGCGAAGCGAAATCATGTCCTACCGCTTGTTGCTGGGTGAAGATGCAAGCGTCAATCTGTATCAGCAACGAATGGATTGTCGGCTGATCGTCACACGGCGACATTACTGGGAAGGTGCGGAAGCCGAACTTGAGCTATCCACATCGAATCAGGCGGCGGCTACTGGGGGCCGCACAATCTACAATCACGACGACGCTGGAACGGGGCATGACAACTGGGTGCAGATTGCGACTGCGCAGGTAACTGGTGCGCTTCCGGCTGGTACGAGAATTCAGATCGGCAACGGTGCTGGATCGGTGCGCACGTGGAGGCGGCTGTATGTCGCCCTGAACGCGCTGAGCGATCCGGCCAACTTCTCGCACATCCTGGAGGCGGAAGCGCGCCTGTCGGGTGGCACAATCCAAGCCAACGCCGCCGCCAGCAATGGCAGCGAAGTCACGTTTACGCTCAGTGCTTCATCGGTCACGATACAATGGAGCATTTCGGCTACGCTGCTGGCTGATGCGGCGGGGCGCATGTTCCGCATTCTGGCTGCGGTCAACGGTGCAAGCGGCACGCCAAGCGGCACGGCGCAAATTGCCGTGCGCAACTGGGCAGGCACGAATCTGTGGAAAGGCGATACTGTGCCGATGCCCTCTGCTGCTGGGTTGCTCGATCTCGGTGCGATTCCCTTGCCGCCCGGTGGCTACTCTACGACATACGGGGAATTGCGCTTGGCGCTGGTGATCACGGGCACCGGCACATGGAAAATCGACTATCTGCAATTGACGCCAACAGATGGCATTGCGCTACTGGGTGGCATTTCCCCGACTGGCCTCAACGAATATGCCGTCATGGACAGCATAGAGGAACGGGAATATCTACTGCAAAGCCCATCCTCTCAATTCCCGTATGTCATCCTCAGCGGGGAGCGCATCTATCTGCATCCAAGCAGGTTGCAACGGCTGATCATCCTGGCTGATTCAGCGGAGGCTAACGTAGCGATTGACGACACGTTCACCGTGCGCGCGTGGATCAGGCCACGAAGGTTGACGGTATGACCACGTTTGGCGTGCAAGTGTACGACCGCAGCGGCAACGGCGTATTGCTGCCTACTGGCGTCGCATTTTCCCCAACCCGATGGAGCAGCGAGGCCGAAGGCGGGCCGCGCATGGCGGAGGTTGCGCTGTCCGGTGACGTGAATACGATGCTGGCACTGGGCAACTGGCTCGGCTATCAGGTCAACATTGCATCGGACGGCGGCGAACTGCTGTGGTGGGGCCAACTGGATGCGCTTTCGGTGACGGCAGACGGCTTGACCCGCGAGTTGACGCTCGACGGCGTAGCGAATCGGGTAAAGGTGCTGTACTCCGTTCGCACTCCTGGCGGCAGCTTGGCGTCAGAAGAAACGAACTGGGCGGAAGATGCTGCGAGTATCGCATCCTATGGGCTGCGGGAGTTGGTGTACAGCGCATCTGGCTCGCTGACAGAAACGCAGGCTCTTGCTTTGCAGGGGCGTCTACTCTCCGCACTGTCTTCCCCGCAAAAGAAACTCAAGATTGGAGGGGCGAAAGCGGGCGGAAAGTTGGTTCTGCGCGGTTACTGGCAGCGTCTCGAAGATGTGTATTACGCACAAGTTGCGGGCATTGAGGAATACGTGAAGTCGGGTAAGGCGATTCCTGTCGGACTTGGGTTTACGTCTGCCTACCTAGCCTTTGGTGGCAGCGAGAATGCGAAGCGGATACATGAAGTCTACGGGAAGTTTGCAAGGTTCTCCGATTACGCTGGCCTCAAGCTCGTTGTGACTGGAACGGCAAGCAACGACGGGGTAAAGACGGTTGCGAGTGGCGACAAGTCCGAACCATTCGACTACACATCGACGGGTGTCACCTTCGATCCGGCAGATGACATTATTGATTCGGGGGCGGGTCTTGAGGACTTGTCGAGCGGTGACGTGATCTGGTTGTCTGGTGCTGCGACAGGAAGCAACAACGGGGCGAAGCTGGTAAAGACTACGGGGAGCGTACACGTAGAGATTTCGCCGGGCTGGTCTGGTGGGAACATCGTCACGGGTGCAGTGGGGCCATCGGTGAATTTCAAACGTGGAAATAGCATCACGATTGAGGAAACCGTCACCAACGAGAGGCCGAACGGGTCTACAGCCGAGACGGTTGCGGCTTACGGGCAACGAGTGTACCAGACCTTTTCTTTGACGAGTGATGCAACGTGGACGGTCTCAAAGATTGAGATTCGGGCGCGCAAGGTGGGCGCTCCGATAGACTCGCTTCGCTTGCAGTTGGTAAGCGACAACGCCGGTGTACCGCTGGCTGCGCTTGAGATCGTAACGGTTGCCGCGGCGGACGTGAGCGGCACGATGGATTGGTTGACCTTCGCCCTCAGCAACACGGTGGCCGTCACCTACGGAACGACCTACGGCATTCTCGTTGACCGAACCGGCTCGATGGATGCAGCCAACTTCTATGAAGTCGATACGGTAGAGGAAGGCGACTACAGCCGGGGCGCTTTGAAACTATTTGACTCCGCAACGTATCAGCCCAACGACGGCGATTTGATATTTCGACTTCTCGGCGCGCAGGACACCGCGGTGCAAGTGAAACAGGTGGTAGAGGGCGCGGGCGTTGAACTGGGCAACGTGCTCGTGGAAAGCAACAGTGGGATCGTCATGCTGCAATATCAGGCGGGTGACGAAACGGCGCAGGCGACCACGGCTGCACTCTTGGAGCAGGGCGCGGCGAGTGGCGAGCGTTTACTTTGCACTGTAACCAGTGACCGAAATGTTCGCCTTTTCGTTCAAGCGCCATCCACGGAGAGGCTTATCGTTTGGAGGGGCGGGGTTCTGCGGCGCGCCGTGGGCGGGGAGGTGGCGGCTGGCTGGTTGCCCGTGGGTGCGTGGGTTCACATTGACGATCTAGCAATGTCGGGTGCGTGGGCGGGCCT